CTATCCGTAGCGAAGTACGGAAGGAAGGAGATATATAATGATGAAGATGCTAGACATATTCTTACACGAGTATAGACACGAAAACAGAAGTGCTGAAGTATGGTTAGACGAGAACGGAGTTTTCGTTACCAGACACTTTGAGAATAAAATGTGGATTAAAGATATAGTACACTACGGACACAATGAACTATGGGCAGAAAATGCCGCTGAAAACTGGTCGTTAGTGGGAGATATGACATGATAGATACATTTATGACAATACTACTAGTACCTTTTGTAGCTTTTAAGTATACATTCTCGTTAGTATTTTGGTTTTACTCAGTACAATTATTAGTAACATCAGACTTCTGGTTTGATATGTCGAGGAAGTTAAAAGACAAATGGCAATAGACTACAAGTTTAACGAAGATATAATACAAGATCACTTAAAGAACTACATAGATGCTACCTACAAGCAGCACTATGCTCAGGCAAAGACTCAAACTACAGAGATAGTATTTGAGAATGGACACGGAGAAGGTTTTTGTATTGGTAACATAATAAAATATGCACAGCGTTTCGGAAAGAAAGACGGCAGGAATGATAAAGACTTATACAAAGTTATTCATTATGCAATTATTCTTTTAGGAAATATACAAGAAGAAAGAGAACGAGCCTTCATTGACTATGATGAGCAAATACAGGTGGACATGGACTAATGTTTAAGATTTTAGGTAAATGGATAGACAAGTTTTTAGCAAAAGGGTGGCAACGAGAAGCAAACAAACAACAGAGAGACTATGGCAATTAGACAGAAAAAACAAGAAAGGTTAGAAGAAGATAATCTAAATAGAGTACAAGAAGCTCTTGCTAGTAGTACTCCTATCACGAAGAAAGAAGCGTGCGAGATGCTGAACATTAGTTATAACACTACTAGATTGAGCAGAATTATGGAAGACCATAGCGAGACTCTAAGATATAGAGCAACAAGAAAGTCTCAGCTAAAAGGGACAAAAGCAACTGACTTAGAAATAAAACAAACAATAGAGTGGTACTTAGATGAACGCCCGATATCAGATATTGCAAAGGCAATGTATCGTAGTTCTACTTTCGTAAAGAATATAATTAATAGAGTAGGAGTACCAGAAAAGAGACCAAAGACAGAACAACGGGGGAGTGGTTACTTACCCGAAGAATGTGTGTCTAATACTTTTGAGCCAGGCGAGAAAGTATGGTACACAGGAAAAGATTTACCAGCACGAGTTATTAAAGAGTTCAGAAATGATACTAACTATGAAGATAAGTATGGTAGCAAATGCTATCAGATTTATGTAATAGAACTAACAGACTTTGAAAGCCCTTACTTTGGCTTTATCAAAGAAGGTGGCTACTATGCCACAGCACTTGCCTATGACCTAGGCAGTTTAAAACATTTAGAAAAGTACGGCGCAATAATATAGGAAACAAATTACATGGAGCCATGGACAATAATTTTGTCCTTTTGGTTATCGACTTGGCTCATGCTAGTATGGAGAACATACCCTGTTATGATGCGTATAATAGAACGAAAACCAGAAGGAAGAATAGTGCTAAAGTATAGAGGAGTACATTTTGTAATGTATATACTATCACTATTTATTTTAACACCTTGGATTTTTCAAGTTGTTTTTTCAGAAAACAAAAGAAAGATGTGGGTATTAGCGTATATAAACGCAATTTTAGGAATAAAGAAATGAATGAAGTTTTAAGAAATGCTTTAGTCGCCCGATATGAAGGAGACTTGGCTGAAGCAACAGCAAACATAAAAGTATATTTGAGCCACCCTGCAGGAATTGGGGAGCATTCAGATATAGTAGGTGCTATTAACGAACAAGTAGAGAAAGGAGCAGCTGCTCAGGAAAAACTTGAGTTCGTTCGTAGCCTAGACTGGTAAGGAACTATAAAATAGTTCTTGACTTAGCGTCTATATTTCTGTATAATATATATATATGGGAGATAGATTTTATCAACAACAACTCGATAAGTTCGGCACTTGTGCAGGATATCGAGGTACAAAAAGGAGAAGGCGCATGGCATGGACAGACGAATCCAAAGCTCAAGCCGTTGAAATGTACACAGAAGCAGAGGCAACTCCAGAAACAAGTATGGAGATTGTAAAAGATATTGCTGACGAATTAGGCGAAAGCCCAAATGGTGTCAGAATGATTCTTACTAAAGCTGGCGTGTATGTTAAGAAAACCCCTGCAACTGGTACAGCAAAGGCTTCAGGCACTGCTAGTACTAGAGTAAGTAAAGCTGACGCAGCTGAAGCCCTTAAAGGTGCTTTAACTGACGCAGGTCAAGACATTGATGCAGACATCATTGACAAATTGACAGGCAAAGCATCAGTATACTTCACAGGTGTTATCAACGCAATAACAAAATAAGTTAAAAAAATAGACGATACTGCCCATTACTAAAGGGAAAGAGTTTTCTTAATAGTAATGGAGTATCATAGTGAAAAAATCTGAGTTCATCAGAACAGTAACTAACTGCGGAGACGCAGTTATAACATACAGAAGTACAAACTCACGAAAATTAAAGTATAATGTTTGCACATTAGACTTTGATAATAAGTATATACAGAGTAAGAAGAATCGAGCCATAGAAACTGTGGATTCGGTTTTATTATTTTGTTGGGATACAGACTCTTATCGTCTGTTAATACCTAATAATGTAACTAACATCCAACCCCTTAGTTCAATACTGAGGAATAAACGATGAATTTACATGAAGCACCCGAGATGTATGAGAAAATCATTTCGGAAAATGCAGAAGGAACAGAACAGATTAAGTTGACAATCAATACCTTTCGAGAGATTGAGTACTTACATCTAAGAAAATATTACCTTGACTTTGATGGCACTTTCAAGCCGTCCAAAGATGGGGTAGCAATGAAGCTGGATTTTGAAAATTCGAGAGGATTATTCGAAGGACTAGTAGAAATATTATCATTGGCGGAAGCTAAGGACATATTGGAGTCTCACTTCAAAGATGTCCTAGATGAAATATACCTACCCTGAAAATAATTCTTGACACGGCTTCTAAAAAATAGTATAATATATAAATGGAAAATTTAAAAACAATATTACAACAAGCATCAACTGACTATTATAATGGTAACCCTACCATGTCGGATACAGCTTTTGATAAATTGGTTGAGATTTCGGGCTATGACGAAGTAGGACACTCGTCTAGCAATAACCGAATTCCTCACTTACATCAAATGTACTCATTGCAAAAAGTTTTCTCAAATGAGATTGGTACCAAAGACCCGTTTGATAACTACAAGGGTTCAGTAGTTGTAAGTCCTAAACTGGACGGAGCAGCAGTTTCATTGTTATATGTTAAAGGTACACTACATCAAGCCCTAACACGAGGAGATGGTGAGAAAGGTTTGGATATAACAGACCATATGATTACCCTAGTTCCTTATAAACTTGACTTTGATATGATAAGTCGACAGGACTTTGTCCAAGTAACAGGAGAAGTAGTAGCACCAAAGACTATCAAAAATGCCCGTAATTATGCAGCGGGTGCTTTAGGTCTACATGACACGGAAGAATTTAAGACTAGAGACTTGCATTTCATTGCATATGGATTGCAGGAGTCTTGGAATGAGTCGTGGACAGATGACTTAATGTTTTTGGCTGAATCTGGGTTTTCAACAGTTACCGCGAGTAATTGGAACGAATACCCAGACGATGGCTTAGTATTTAGAATAGACTCCCATGAGGAGTTTAACAAACGAGGATACACCTCACACCACCCTAGAGGAGCATACGCTCTCAAACAAATTCAGAAAGGAGTAGAAACTACTCTAAATGATGTTGTCTGGAATGTAGGCAAGTCTGGAGTAGTAGCCCCAGTAGCAATGCTAGAACCGATAGAAATAGACGGCGCAATGGTTAGTAAAGCAACTTTACATAATATGCGTTATATAATTGATCTCGACTTAGAGATTGGTTGTAGAGTAGAAGTCATACG